CGTTAAACTGACCGGAACTTTGGGATGTTAAATTAACCAATTGCCCGCAATATAGACCTGGCGAAAATAATAAATCTACATCCAAATAAGTTTCTGTACGACGAGGAGGGCTTAACAACCCGGTTGTATAATCAATGTTCGGAATACCACCACCACGCACATCAGAATTCTGTAATATATTAATTTGGCCATTCTCTATAAAAGCGCATCCACCTACTTCTCTTTGTAATAATTGCCAACTATTGCCAAATAAAGTCCTTCCTCTAGGGTATATTGTGCGGTTGGTGTTGTCATCAAAATTGCTCACATAGCCAACAGCCAAACCATTAGGTTGGCCACCCCCTGTCATATTAGGATTTTGAACCATTGGACACTTGACCAGGTCATTACATAATTGATTTACAACCTGCTGATGACTTACGGGACCGGCCAAGGTGACATTCGAAAATGCCGTTGATATCGGATATCCAAAATCCCACCCTAGCCATTCGGTAATAAAATCGGTTGATCCCGATTCTCTAAAAGAATATGCTTGATTCACATTACCATTGAATATTTGAGGCCATGGTGGTGGTCCGTATCCGGCTGATAATTTCAAAGAACGAAAATCTGTTAAATCCAACTGGTCGCGAAATATCTGTTGACGATGCACGGGATTTAAGTTCTTCACCCTGAATTGACACCTGTTGGTCGATGACCATGCTTGGCGCGTAATGCTAAAGTCCAAGGTCAAAGGATAACTTATCGTCAATAAAGTACCGTCATTGAGCTGTGCTTCCAGCGTATAATTACGATTGAATTTAACAGCCATTATCTTGGTATTCCGCTCAATGATTGTAAATACGTTTCATACGTCTGCACATCATCAGCATTCAATAAGAATAGACTTGCCCTGCCGCTATAAAAATCAGATATTAGAATGGGCTCATAACCATCATTGGTAATAATTGCCAACCCAAATGGAATAATATTGGACCATCTACGCAACATATTTGCATTGACCGTCATGCGCTGATAGGTAATTCCACTCCAACCAGGATATGATACGCTCATATTCCATCCATAATTTTGGTCAATATATTCCATGTAAAGCGGCGCCTGGCTGCCATCCTCTAGGATTAGGGTAAAATTTTGTTTAGCCTCTAAGGTGATACCGGTGATTTCTGTCATAGCATATTGTTATTGACAAATGGAGAAATTTCCATCTGTTGGAACGGCACTTGCGGTGCTATTAGATTAATCTGGGGCGTCTTAACGGCGACCGGCAAAGTTCCTGAAATTACCGGATTTGGAATAACCTGTTTCTCTACGTCAATTGGAATATTCGTATTAGGCTCTAAAGGTACGCCCGTGCTACTCGCGCCCGGGAGATTAGGAACAGGTGTCAACGCATTGACCATTGGCCCCGATGCTTCCCCATCCGTAATTCCTGATTGGATCTGATTAGGGAAATTTTGCGTCACAGGTGATTGCACCGTCAAGGCTTGAGCTGTTGCTTGGGGACTGGTTTGTGTCGCCGATCCCGCTGGGTTTGGGTTGCCAACCGTTGATGTTACGGATGTACTGACCGTGTTAATTTGCTTAAATGTCACTTGAAATTCGCTATAGAGCGTCGTCTTTTCCGACTGTACAGGACGCACGTCTTCGATCATCATACTGGTCAATAAACCAAAAGGTGTTTGAATGGTGCATAAGGTGCGTGTACTCCAAAACTTATAAAATATAGAATATGCCTGTTCTTGTTTAGTCAACGTCGGTAGTAATTGTCCTATCAGGGATGCTACGCTTGTAATATTATTAATGACGGTTTGTGCAATATTATTGGCCTGTGCCAATGCCGCATAAGCTTGTCCGTCCTGTGCGTTCCAGTTGGGGATAAGTGCTCCAGGTGATAATAGTTGAATAACAGGTGTTAAGAGATTCTCGGCTTCTACTTGAAAAATATCCGTCAATTCACCGACATACCCTGTCAAAGTAAACTTGACAGGCTTTAAGGCCACATGGTCTTGAATGGCATAATTAGTCTCTAAGTAACTATCGGTAATATCACTTTGCAAATGTATTTCTTCGGGGCCAATGCTATCAAATACAAAACCATTGATCCCCGGAGGCGCACTAGAAGGCGAGACAATAAAGGAATTTACGACATTTGATATTAGATCAGTTGTCGAGCCAATCGATTGGGCGACGGCACTACTTAGGGAGAAATTAACTTGACTCATATATTCGATTGTCCGCCCATATTCCGGGCATCACGAATAGCATTATAAAGGCCCTTATGGGCCGCGTCTTGTACATCATCAGGATTGCCGCCATTGACGTTAAAATTATTATTAACGTTAATATCCCCGCTATTATCCGTGCTGTTACCGCCAGGATTAAACTGTGGTAATAAAACACCTGCTAGAGCACTAGCGCCTAAGATGCCACCTGTAATACCTAAAGCTGCTAAATTGACACCCCCTGTTATTGCTGTCATCGCAAGCGCAATACCACCTAGAATTACCGCGACACTAGCCAAGGCACTGGCCAATTTAGGTATTGTCATAAGCAATGATTCAAACCCGTTGACAATATCTAAAACAATCTGTGATATGGGGCCAAGTACCGGGGTTAAAATTGCACCTATAGAAATTATAATACTTGCAAAAGTACTTGCGATATTGGTCAATACTTTCCATAAGGCTGACAATTGGTTCATCTCGCGTTCAGAGTTTGCCATGGCCTTCTGAACATCTTCCCAATGACCAATCATCAACACTAAATTTTCATTAAGACCTGCTGTCTGCAATAAATACCGGCGCATTGCAGGATCGCGCACACCTTCAAGATTTTGTAATATTCGGCGTAATACTTCTTCCGGTTGATCTTGCATCCCACGCGGGTCAATACCTAACAAAGCGCCCCATGTAGTTGCTTTGCCGGTACCTTGCGTTTGCAATTGCATGATGGATGATTGAATGTCCGCAAGGGTATTAGGCAATACTCCCGCTGAAATACCAAGAGCTTTGGCGGCATTGTCCCACTTCTGAAATACCGTCGATGATACACCCGTAATACCCATCAGGTTTCTAAATGATAGGGATAATTTCTCGGCCTCATCCACGACTTTTGTGATACCGTCAACTAAACCTTTTAATCCTAGAGAGGATATGATACTATTTAAATTCAGATCACTTAGATCCTTAATCAAGTCCTTAAGTTTCTTCGTGTCCGACTGAAATAAAATATCAAATACTAATTCGCCGCCCGTCATAACGCACCTTGATTAGCTAATTCGATTTGTTTATTTTCGTATTGCATTTTGAATCGTTCGTAAATGAGTCCCGCGATGACAAGGTCCGTGCGCTCTTGAAGAACTTCACTTGGTCGACATCCCCACACATTTGCCAATTTGACACTGATACCTACTGCTGTGTCGACCTTAATTTTGATATTAGGTCTTCGCCCACTTGGCCTTGTATATCCTTCAACACTAAAGGTAGGCTGCTCGAAAAAGGGCGTAGGTTCAACACCAACACCTCCTTGACTATCAGGAGATAGTCTTCTCGTATCTTCTCATCCTGAAATAAAGCATTATTGACAGGACGATTATTATATTTGCAACGTCCAAAACATGGCTGCAATGCTTGTTTAATGCCGGGCGATGATATTGCCCGAGCAATTACATTCTTCAATAATTCAATGGCATCACTATTACTTTTGACCATTTCTAAATCACGTGCGACCGCTTCGAGCAAAGCCAACCCCACCTCAAACTCGGCCATGCTTATTTCCAATACTGCCCCAGATGGTAGCGTTTTTGTTTCCATCCCGTCATCCTCCCACTCAAGCTTAATTGATGCTTCGGTTAACATCGGCGAATTGTAACATCCAGGTGACGATCGCTTGGTTTGTTTCACCGGCTGCATTTTCCATGGCCGATGGTTGTTTAGAGAATACCCCGCCAATACCTTGATATATAACTTGATTGATGGCGCCGGTACCATCACCAACATTTTTGTCAAACTCAAAATTCATCAAAGGAAAGGCTGCGGGGTTAGAATTATAAGTAGATAATAGCCCTTGGATGAATTGATCATCAGCAGACCCCAAAATCAATCTAATTTCAATCTTGATATTCTTACCCTTATAATTGTAACCGTAAATAGTATTGCCCTGTTTCCCGGTTGACATCGTGGATAAATCTTCAGGGATATCTAATTTAACGACATCGCCATCTCCCCAATTATTAAGTATCCTCCCATTGAGAGAGAAAACGTCTTTTCCAACAGAGGCCGCTATAGGCATATGAATCTCCTTATTGATTAATTGTAACTAAAATACTGCCGCTTTGAATTGCCCCTGCTTCTTTGCCTGCAATTTGGACTAAAGGAGCTTGACGCGCGGCGCGGGCCGTTGTCGATTGCTGACTGACAGGTGCTGAATATATGTAAAATCCGGTGCCTGTAATATTAGCCAAGAACTTGGTTGGATTGCCAAAAGTGTCAGCACTAGTCCAAGAGCCCGGTGCTAAATAACCATTTGATACAGCTTGTTTGAGTACCGCTCGGTAATACGATTTAAGCAATGACATGCCCGCTTCCGTTTGAGCAATCTTTGTACCTACCGTTGCCAAAGCATTGAAACCGGCAACCTGCAAAGATGTGACAAGCCATACCAAGTTGGTTACTTCATCGGTATATTTATTGGCGCCGACACTAACAACACCCGGATATGATCCACCATAATTAGCGTAGCAATCAGCACCACAGGCGGCCAATCCGGCTAAGATAACACTTGTCAAGGTTGTATCTGGTACAACATTGACAAGTTGTTGCAAGTTCATCGTCTGGGTGGTATTGGAACCTGACCAATTAGTGGATAACGCCTTGGATGCATAGGCAGCGGCATATAGCCGAGCATTTAAGCCAGTGCTGCCGTAATACAACATGCGGGTATTAATATCACTAGCTAATTGGATGGTAATAAATGTTCCGTAAATATCCAGAGTGTTAATAGTAGGTAAGAACAAAATCTGATTTTGATTAGCTTGCACGGCGGCAGCAAGTGCTACCCATGTACTATTCGCTCCGTAGTTGGTCGCAATAATGCCATTAAAATATAAATAATTATTTCCACGGTTGTATGCATTTAATAATGTTTCGGTGCCAACAGATGTAATGGCCACAGTACAACCTGTCCCATAACCCCCTGTAACAGCAATCCCTGTGCCCGTGGTATAAAGTATACCCGGTGTCGCTAAACTTAAACTTGTGACAATACCACCAGCAGTAGCTGTGACAGTGGCAAATCCGCCATATCCACCGGTTTGATTGATAGATAAAACATCCCCCACCTTATAATTGGTGCCACCTGCAGTCGGTGTGGCATTAAGACCTGTGATAGCACCTGTCTGAATTGGAATAATGATAAGCTGGCCGCCACCATTCAATATGCTAGGCTGCTGAGCAAACACGTTAACCGCTTGTTGGTATGTTTCAGAACTAAACCCAAAATCATTACCAACGGCAGCCGCTGTGACATAAGGACGCCAGAAGTCGGTATTAGGATTGCTTAAAAAAGCATCTGTCGTAAATAAGCCAATATTATTGACGTTATATCCGGGGATACCAGACGACGCAAATTGGACAGAAACATTGATCACACTACTGATAGGTATGACGCCTGGGGTATTATTACCGGCCATGATTAATCTCCTTTATTTTGGAAGGACGCTTGGCGAAAATTCTTCAATGATGGTCCCACCATTATTAACGACAACTTGAGTTTCAAAAGCATCGAAAAAGTTTTGATTCTTAATTAATTGATAACATGCCAATACATTGACCGTCACATCAAATCGGTACATCATCGAACCGCCTTCTAATACCGAAAGATTCTGTAGGGGCATTGTCTGGGCTATTTTAAAAGTCTGGGCTTCTTGCTGCTGCTGGGAATAGATAGAACGCAGCGCCATTGCAATGCCTTCTTTATAACGCAGCGCATCTTC